CTTGTAGATTTATCACTACCTTTACTCACTGAAGAATCAAAAGAGATTATAGAACTCTACCACAAAGAAGAATTAGACCCGGATGGTAGAGGTTATAAAAATCTAATGAGGATGATGATGAGTGATGGAATTTTTAAGTACTTACCTAAACATGGAAATGCTTGGGTAGAATTTTTAACACCTTTTATGAAACTTACACGTAAAGAAAAAAGAAGATTCAAAAACAAAAAAAGACAATTATGAAAGAAAAAAATGATGTAACAAAACTAGAATTTTTGTTAACGCTTAATGACAACATTGTGGTACAGAGATACTTTAATGTTAGAGGATACAATCCTGATGCTAGGTCAAGTATGGAACTTTATGATTTAGTTAAATCCGCTTCTGAAGATATTCATGAAGATTTAAAGAGTAAATCTTTAGATTATTTGAGTGAAAACAATGACAGAATTATGGTCAATCCTGAGATTCTTAATACGTCAAATACTGATGGACCTGAAACTTTTAATATGATTATTCGTATTGGAGATGAGACAATTTGTCATAGAGTATGGGATGCTAAAGTATACCCTCCAAAGACAAGATATACGGTTGACGTACGTCCACACCTAAAAAAATTACTTCGGGAGTTAACTGACATTTTCTCATCTGAAAATTTAACTTACGATTATCTCGAATATCAACTAGTTTAACCATATTTATATTCTACACAAGAAGATTAAAACTTAATAATTTATGTCAAAAGAAAAAAATTTTGGATACCTCGGTAACACATTTCAATTACAACTACTCAATAATATTGTCCTATATAAGGACTTCGCAAATTCTATTGTAGATGTACTTGAACCAAAATACTTTGACAATCAATATTTCAAGTTAATAATGCAGATGACAAAGGAGTATTACGTCAAGTATGAACACGCTCCTTCGTTCTCGACCTTAGAACAAATCACTAAGTCCGAAGTATCATCCCCTATGGCTCAGAAAATGGTCCTGGATATGCTCGGACAGATAAAAGAGGCGTCAAATGATGGACATCAATATGTTCAAGAGAAGTCTTTAAAGTTCTGTAAACAACAAGAACTACAAAAGGTAATGAATAAGGCTCAAAAGATTATCGACAAAGGTGAGTTCGAGTCTTATGACCATTTAGAAGAAATGGTACGTGAAGCGTTACAGGTAGGTGAGGTTGATTCGGGCACTGCGGACGTGTTTTTTAATTTAGACGAGGTATTAGATGATGATTTCCGTCATCCAATACCTATTGGTATTTCAGGTATAGATAATTTACTAAAAGGTGGATTAGCTAAAGGTGAAATTGGTGTTATATTGGCACCAACAGGTGTTGGTAAAACAACTGTTTTGAGTAAAATCTCTAATAATGCATTTAACTTAGGTTATAATGTATTACAGATTTTCTTCGAAGATAACCCTAAGATTATTCAGAGAAAGCACTTTACTATGTGGACTAAAATTGCACCTGATAATCTGTCTTTACACAAAGAAGAGGTTATGAGTAAAGTAAAACAAATTAAAGATAACGCGGAGAACAAGTTAATCTTAAAGAAGTTACCGTCAGACCAATTAACTATGAGTCAGATTAAGAATCAGGTTCGTAAAATGATAGCTGAAGGAACTAAGATAGATATGGTTGTTGTTGATTATATTGATTGTATCGTCCCTGACCGAAATTTAGGTGACGAGTGGAAAAGTGAAGGTTCAGTCATGAGAGGATTTGAATCGATGTGTCACGAGTTAGACATTGTAGGATGGACTGCAACACAAGGTAACCGTTCCTCTATATCGTCAGAGGTGGTTACGACCGACCAAATGGGAGGGTCCATCAAAAAAGCTCAGGTCGGTCACGTTATTATTTCTGTTGCTAAATCCCTACAACAGAAAGAAATGAACTTAGCAACAATTGCAATTACTAAATCAAGAATTGGTAAAGATGGTGTCGTATTTGAAAATTGTAAGTTCGATAACGAAATGATGGAAATTGATACGGAATCTAGCGTTACTTTCTTAGGTTTAGAAGAACAAAAAGAAGAGAACAACCGACAACGTATTAAAGATTTATTGGAGAAAAGGAAACAGAGGGAAACTCCGAATAATTAATAAAGTTTAAAGAATATAATATGGAAAGTTTAACTAATCAGGTGAGCAAAGACCTTCGTTATGTCATCAAAAGAAGTGGTGATAAGGTGTTGTTTCAGACAGAAAAAATTGAAATCGCAGTGATAAAGGCGATGAAAAGTATTGGAATGGTCGATGAAATAATGTCAGAAAAGATTGCAAGAATATCTACTAAGGCTATTTTTAGAAATAATAAAGACCATGTCCCACATGTAGATGAGATACATGATATGGTAGAAAATAAATTAATGGATAACGGTTTAAATGATGTCGCTAAAGAGTACATTATTTATCGCTCTAAAAACCAACCAAACATTTTTTCTAAAAGAGTGAATTTAAAACCCTATGAGTATCCTAATTTAAATGATTATGTGGATGCTATTAGACATTCATATTGGGTACATACTGAATTTAATTTTACTTCAGATATTCAGGATTATAAAGTACATATGAATGAGAAGGAAAAAACTGCGGTTGAAAGGGCTATGTTGGCAATATCACAAATTGAAGTTGCGGTTAAATCATTTTGGGGGGACATATATAAAAGAATGCCGAAACCTGAAATTGGTAATGTGGGTGCTACATTCGCAGAATCTGAAGTTAGACATGCGGACGCTTACTCACACTTAATACAACTTTTAGGTTTGAATGGTGAGTTTGAAAACTTATTGGAGGTACCGGCAATTAGAAGAAGAATTAAGTACTTAGAAAAATCTATCGTGAATTCTAAATCTGTTGAAGATAAAGAATATTTCGAGTCAGTGGTATTATTTTCAATGTTCGTTGAAAATGTGTCGTTGTTTTCACAATTTTTAGTTATTATGTCATTCAACAAACATAAGAATGTATTAAAAGGTATCAGTAACGCTGTTGAAGCAACATCAAAAGAAGAAAACATTCATGCGGAATTCGGGTTTGATTTGGTAAATTTAATTAAGAGTGAAAATCCTGATTGGTGGACAGACCAGTTAGTTGAGGATTTAATTGATTCGACTATGGAAGCTTATGGAGCGGAAACCGAGATTGTTGAATGGATTTTTGAAAAAGGTGACTTAGATTTCTTAACTAAAGAACAAGTTATGGAGTTTATTAAGGACAGATTTAATAGGTCTTTAAAATCTATTGGTATCGAAGGTATTTTTGATACTGATGAATCCTTATTAGAGACGACTGAGTGGTTTGACGATGAAATCTTAACCACAAAGCATACCGATTTCTTTAATAAGAGAAGTATTAATTACAGTAAAAAACAAAAATCGATTACGTCAAACGATTTATTTTAAAACAAAACAAAAAATATAAAAATAATATGAAAGATAGAAAACCTTTTGATTGGATTAACGAAGAGTCATTAACATTTCTTCGTAGAGGGTATTTGAGTGAAGGTGAAGAACCTTTAGAGAGAGTTAGAACAATTGCAGAACACGCGGAAAAACTTTTAGGGATAGAAGGATTTGCTGACAAGTTTTATGATTATATGGGTAAAGGTTGGTATTCTTTGTCTTCACCTGTTTGGGCTAACTTTGGTAAAAAAAGAGGATTACCCGTGAGTTGTTTTGGTTCAAATATTGGTGATAACATTGAATCAATTTTATTAACACAAGCAGAGGTTGGTGAGATGAGTAAGATGGGTGGAGGTACCTCAGGATATTTTGGTAATATTCGAGGAAGAGGTGCTGAAGTTACTGACAACGGACACGCACCAGGGGCGGTCCATTTCATGAATCTTTTTCAAAGTGTGGTGGATAATATTTCACAAGGTTCGACACGTAGAGGTCGATTTTCACCGTACTTACCTGTTGAACATCCTGACATTATGGAGTTTTTAGAAATTGGTACTGAAGGTGCATCTATTCAAGATTTAACACATGCGGTAACCGTGACTGATAAATTCATGGAAGAAATGATTGCGGGTGATGATGAAAAAAGAGCAATTTGGGCTAAAGTGATTCAGAGAAGAGGTGAAATAGGGTACCCATATATTATGTTCCATGATACTATGAATAATAAATCACCTGAGGTTTATCGTGATAAAGGGGCTAAAATTTATAACTCAAACCTATGTTCTGAAATTGCACTTCATAATTCAGAAGAAGAATCGTTTGTATGTGTTTTATCATCGATGAACGTTCTTCATTATGATGAGTGGAAAGATACTGATGCTGTGGAAACTATGACTATGTTTTTAGATGCGGTGGTTACTGAATTTCTACATAAAATTGAGGAATTTAGAGATAACGGTACGATTGAGGGTCAGAGAGCATTCTTTTATTTAGAGAAAGCATATAACTTCGCTAAGAGACAAAGAGCGTTAGGTTTAGGTGTTTTAGGGTGGCATACTTTCCTACAATCAAAAGGGTTACCATTTGATAGTAGAGAAGCTGCAAAGATGAATGTTGAAGTATTCAAACTAATCAAAACTAAATCTTACGAGGCTTCAGAAGAGTTGGCTAAGATGTTCGGTGAACCTGAATACCTAAAGGGATATGGTAGAAGAAATGTAACATTGAACGCTATCGCACCTACAACTTCATCAGCATTTATTTTGGGACAAGTTTCACAATCAATCGAACCAATATGGTCAAATTGTTATGTAAAAGATGTTGCTAAGATGAAAGTTACTATTAAGAACCCAATCTTAGAAAAACTACTTAAAGAGTTAGGACAAGACACCAAAGAGGTTTGGAACAGTATTAAACAAAATGATGGTTCAGTTCAACATTTAGACTTTTTAACAGATGAACAAAGAGAAATCTTTAGGACATTTGCGGAAATAAACCAA